TCAATCAAACGAGATTTCGCCGCCTCGAACTCCAGCGGATTTTGCATAAAAAAGTCTACCGCCGCTTGCTTTCCAGGAAATTTTTGCGTCCCATAACCGAACCACGACCCTTTCTTCAGGATCTCGCCTTTCTGTATGGCAACATCTACCAGCTCCGACTCCTTGACAAATCCCTTTCCATATAGTAAATCTGTTTCCACTATCTTAAAAGGCGAAGCTAACTTATTCTTAACCACAGTCATCTTAACTCTATTTCCTATTACATTATCCCCGGATTTAACTGACCCGATTCGTCTAACATCAATGCGAATACTTGAAAAGAATTTTAACGCCTTCCCTCCGGGAGTGTCAAGCGGGTCGCCGTACATAACTCCAATTTTCATTCTTAGCTGATTAATAAAAACCACGCACGTATTTGTCTTTTTGATAATACTACTGATTTGTCTAACAGATTGACCCACCATTCTAGCCTGTGCTCCAACAATCTGAGAACCCGAATCCGCTTCCAATTCAACTTTAGGCACAAGAGCTGCTACAGAGTCTACAACAATAATGTCAAATTTATTTGATGCAATGAGCATATGAAGAATTTCAAGAGCTTCCTCTCCGTAGTCGGGTTGACTAATTAGCAAATCATCTACATTAACCCCTACTCCTTCAGCCAGACCTCTATCAAGTGCATTTTCAACATCAACAAACGCAGCGTGCTTACCCATTCTCTGCGCCTCTGCAATAACGCTAAGAGCTAAAGTTGTTTTACCTCCCCCCTCATTACCGTATATTTCCACAATCCTTCCAGAGGGAAGGCCCCCAATGCCCAGCGCTTCATTTAACAGCATGGACCCTGACGGTATAACGTCCACGTCAAAAATGGTGGTTCCCTCTGATGGATATATGACTGATGTTTTACCAAATTTTTTACGTATAGCAACAAGAACCTCGTTTAAATCCATGTCTGGCAACGTGCTATATTTCTCAACGCCCCAATTTTCTTCCTTTTTAATTTTAACCAAGATTATCTCCTTTAGTTAGTTCCAAGAGAAGAGTATACTGCAGATTTAATGAGAGTAAATAGTCTTAAACAAGCTTTTCATATTTCTTCGCTGTCCCAATTGTGTCACCTACTTTTATTTCGTAATCTATTCTACAATTTATTTCAGAAAAATCAGTTCTAATAACCTCTTCCACTACATTTAAAAATTCACCTACCTGCTCTTTCTTTACTTGAAAGACATTCTCATCATGCACCGTCATACTTGGATAACAATTGATGCCTTTCTTCTTCGCTTTAGATGATATCAAAACATTTATCTTATTCGATAAGTCTGATGCCATTGACTGGATGTCGCTGTTTAATGCTTGCCTTTTTGCCTTTTCCCTTATCATATTGTCATTTGATAAAATGTGTGGCAACCTTCTCTTTCTTCCAAACAAGCTTTTTACATATAAATCCTGTTTAGCTTGTTGCACTTTTCTATTTAGCCAACCAATAGCAATCGGGTACGTTAAAGAAAACACAGAGATCAATTTTTCTGCTTGATGTATAGTAATTTTAAATCTTTTTGCAAGTGTTTTGGGTCCGACTCCGTACATTAGCGCAAATGTCCCGCGCTTGGCTGCATTACGTTGATCTGCGGTCACATCAATTTCTTCTATGCCAAACACTGCTGCTGCTGTTTTCCTATGTATGTCCATTCCAGTTTCAATAGCGTGCCTCATCTTTTCGTCTCCGGAAGCAGCGGCCCACACTCTAAACTCTATTTGCGATAGATCTCCTTTTACAAATGTGAATCCTTCATCCGAAAGAAAGCACGATTTAAATTCTAACGCATCGCGTTGGAGATTCTGAAGGTTCGGCGCCCTAGATGACAACCGGCCGGTTACAATGTCCGACTGTATGTAATTTGTGTGGATTCGCCCATCCAACTCTGATTTTTCGTATATTGGTGTCAAAAATTGTTCAATGAACTTTTCCTTTTTCCGGTATGTGTCCATCATTAACGCCAACGGGATGTCGTATTCAGAGGCTATGATCTCCATCGCCTCTTTGTCCGTACTGGCGTTTCCTTTCTTGGTCTCCTTTACCGGCTTCAACCCCATCATTTCAAAGAAAAGTTCGCTAAGCTGTATCGGAGAACTCATGTTGAATTTACAATCAATTTTGCTTTCTATGTCTCTACTTTTATAGTAATCCTCAAAATCTGGAAATCTGGTATTAAGTGTTTTAGATTCTTTCCAATTTACTTCTAATTTAGATCGCGTCTTGTCTATGGTCTTCTTTGTCTTATATTTTTCATATTTAATTACATTCTCGTCCATCATGATCTGTTTACCTAGTTCCTCAACCTCTTTCATCTGGACGGTTTTCAACTCTAGGACTTTTTCACGGTTGATCTTGATCCCCCGGTATTCCATTTCGATTAGGATCGGAAGGAATTTCATCGAATGATTGATAAAGAAATCATATTGCTCTTCCTCGTGTAGTTTCTCTAGAAATAGAGTGTATAGCCTGTATGTTGCTTCGGCATCTTTGGCGGCGTACGGATGTAAAATTTCCCGTGGCACGTGTTTGTAGCTAAAGTCCTTATCCTTTATGTTATTGACTTTACAGTATTCTTTCTTGAATTTGTATAGATCTGTCCAATACTCTCCCATGTCGGTATATCTAAGTACCAATGCATCGAGTCCGTTTTCCGGGGAGTTGTCGTCTATCAAGCTGTGGGCCACCATCGTATCAAACGGCTTTCCACCAAAAGGATACCCCTTCTTTGTAAGATGCTCGATATCAAACTTGATATTGTGTCCTACTTTTAGCGCCGGGGACTTCAAAACCTCTTTGAATTTGGCTGACACGTCCCCCTCCAAGATCAAATCCCAAGGGATTACGGCTCCGAGCTTGTCTTTCCATGAAAAACTGATGCACAGGATCTCCGATTTCAAAAAATTTAAATCCGACGTTTCGATATCAATCGCAAACACGTCACAATCTAAAAGTTTGTTTAGGATTTGTAAGGCTTGATCCTTTGTCTTTGCTTCGTAGTATTCTCCAAGCTTCTTCTTTTCGTTTAGACCGGACAATTCATCCTGCAGCGTTTCAAATCCCTTCTCAATAAATTTTCTATTTCCTGGATCTCTTAGTACAAACGCGGGGTGTACCATCGGTAGCACTTTGCAGTTAAATTCCTCACATTTCAATACAGTATTTTGAAGCTTCAAAATACCAATCCTGCTGGTAACTGCCGTTAGAGATACTCCCCCAAATACGATAATAATTTCAGGTTTTACCTCTTCAATTTCTTTGACAAGCAGCTCTCTACAAAAACGAATTTCCTTCTTCCCAGGCTCTTTATCTTCTCCGGGTTGTCCACACTTTACCGCGTTAGTGATGTAAATTTCTTCTCTGTTGAAACCGTGGATCATCAATAGATCATCAAGTAGCTTTCCAGACGGTCCAATAAAAGGCGTACCATACCTGTCCTCTTTTTGTCCTGGGTCTCTGCCAATTATCATGATCCTTGCTGGAACAGGTCCCACGCCTTGCATACACGGCGTATTCAAAACAGTATTATAGCGCGGACATTTTATGTCGCAACACTCCCGACCCATAGTAGAGTCCTTTCTATTTGTCGATGCGGTATCTTCCAGGCACTTCGGAGACGAATTTCAAATCTTTCTTCTTTTTGATATTTGACAGGATAATGCCAATGTATCCTTTAACCTTTTTCAAATTGGTATTCTTTGTCAGCTTGGCATCAATTACAGCCCGTGCCAAACTGTCCTTGGTCTGTGTACCCGCCAACAACATATCGATTACAAGGGATTTAATCGTTGCTTTTGTGGCTTCACTGTGTTGTTCAACCATTTCAGTCACCTCACTTGTGGAATCCTCAACAGTTTCTACTTCGATTACGATTTCAGGCTCGATCTCAACGTGTTCTTCTTCAATACGCTCATACACCAGGTAATCAAAAGGAATATCTTTCCTTTTATCTGTAGCTCGAACACATATCTTGGCCATACTCCCCGATTTACCTAGGTACTGAATGATTTTCCCGAATTTGGAAATGTATTCCTTACCAATTTCCCCGTCTCCAATCCTAAGCCTTCGGATCTTTTTTGGACACTCCATGTAAAACCTCCTTCATGATTCGTTTCGACTCTTTTTTAATTTCGGTGGCGAGATCTACCTTATTCAGCAATGCATTATTTACCAGCTGCAAAAACATCAGATCAATCTCGTCGTATACCTTATAGAGCGTACTATTCGGTACAGTTCCCGTCAATTTCCTGATTTTCTTTTCGACAGTATCTCGTATTTTGGCTACAGACAACGTTCTTTCGTTAATTTGGTCGAAATCAATACTCGACATGCTAGAATACTTGGACTCCTCTCCAAAAAGGTCCTCCATCTTTCCCCAACGTCCACACCCGTAGCAATGATAAAAACCATCCGGATAAACTACAAAAGACGCGGACGTATCGTTATGATCTTCAAACGGACAAATACATATTTTCCTACCGTTGGTCAGCTCTTTTACGTTCTTGAAATACTCAAGATTGGCTATTTTGTTTTTTGTCTTCTGTATTTTCATCGACAGTTTTCTTAATCATAGTGCCCCTTGGCGTTAGCCCCGGGATTTTAGATCCTCCAACGTATGTCCTATCAAATAAAGCGACAAGTGCAATTTGAGAACCAGTTTGCCCATATCTACACTTATCTATGACTGCAATCAACCTATTCTGCATTTTATCAAATCTGCTTTGCTTTAGTCGAATTACCATCTCACAATGTGGAGCCATATAAGCGCTGGCACCAAGATTTTCTACACCGTCCACCTCTTCATCATCGTTCTTCTTACTTTTGTCTGCTTTGGTGGCATCCCGAGATTCCTGAGCCCCGGTAATCACTGCAACATTGTGTACCCGTGCTATTTCGTGAAACTCTTGAAATAAAATATCGTATTTTTCGGATCTGCCGGCGTATCTTTTAGACGGTTCTACCAAAAAGGCATAGTCTATGATTACCAAATCAGGTATAAGACCTGTGCATAGCTTATATGTTTCTATCTCATTGTGTATGTGGTTCGGAGTAGCACCCATGGGTATATCAACTATCCATAAATTCAATTTATCTTTTACTTGTTGCCTGAGTGACTCTGAATACTTCTTCTTCTCTTCCTCATTCAATTTTCCAAAAATGATCTTTTTACTATCTAACATCGAAATACGGCTGTCTATACAACTTGCAAACAAATCGAACGCCATTTCTAGTGTAAAATATATTACATTTTTGCCGGCCATAGCGTTGTTATACGCTATATTCATGGCTAATCGTGTCTTACCACCGCCCGTCTTAGAATACAACAGTGTCAAATATGTTTTTCTCATGCCTCCGACGTGATTATCAAGTGGGTCCATGCCAAACTTGATCAGACTCTGATCCTCTTCCCCATTTATCTTTTTCTTATATCCCTCGTACCTGTTTTTAGCGTCGTCATAAATAAAACCACGTTTTATGTTGTCTATATCTGATTCTGATGTCAACAATTCATTTAAAAGTTTTTTTCTAAGTTCAAAGAAATTAACTTCGTCGTTCTGAGACAGCTTGTCTTTTACGGATCCAGCAATATTAAATATCTTTCTCCCCAAAGCGTAGTTACGTGCTTTTTTCAATAAATACTCAAACTCACTTGCTATAGGCTCTTCCAGTGAATCGAGTGTGGATATGGCATCTGAAGCTCTGTCAATTTCTTCTTCAGTTTTGGCCACATCACTACAGAATAGCTTCAGCGTGTCTCTTGTAACGGGTTGCTTATATTCGGTTATATATCTTACAGCATAGCTGGCGAGACAAGCGTGTTCTTTGTGAAGAAATAAATCCTTTGG